ACAAACCGAAATGGCACAACTACAAGAATTGCAAGCACAGCTTAGTGCTGCACAAGAACAACTGGCAACAATGGCTGATTTGAAAGGTGCTGTATCTACTCTGACAGCTAGTCTTGCTGAGAAAGAAGCTGCATTTGCTGGTATGAAAGCTAAGCTTGCTGAGTTGGAAGGTGATAAAGCACAAGCTGCTGTAGATAGCCGACGTGCGATGCTGGCTGAACAACTCCCAGCAGACCAAGTAGATATGAATCTCAATGCTCTGGCTTCGCTTGATGATGCTTCGTTCTCTGTGATCGTAGGTCAATTCAAAGCCACTAAAGATGCTCGTGCAGCTTCCTTTGAAGAGGTAGGTGGTGAAGGTGTTGAGAGTGAAGCTCCTAAGAAAGAAGAATCTGAAGTTTCGCGTCTTGAGAAAATTCGTGCAGTAGGCGTAGCTAGCGCTAAAGCCATGAAATAAGCAACAAACAATAATCTAAATAAATAAGAGGATATAAAAACATGGCTTTCACTAATATCACCCTTCAGAAGCTGTCTTCTGATTTGGTTGTAGACCAAGAAGAGTTCAACGTAAGTTACGACGACGCTAACATTACCCCAGCAGGTGTTATCCCTTTTGGTACTGTAGTTTTCCGTGCTAAAGGCTTGGCTAAATCTGCTCCTTGGGCAAAGGTAGCTGTAGCTGCTGATATCGCTGCAACCAACGAATATGCCGTAGTTTATGGTGATCAGTACGGCTTTAAAGCTGACTTCACTCCTAAAGCTATTGCTGCCCTGAAATATAACTCGGTTGTTATCAAACGCCAAGCTTCGTTGAAGGAGTACTACATCAAAGCCGTACATGCTACTGCCTTGGGTGCCACTCCTTACAACATCATGAAGCAACTGTTGGCTGACCAACAAGTGATCGTTCTGGATGACGTAACTAACTTTACTGGCGTAGTTGTTTAATCAAACCACGTATCTAAATCTTCTGGGGATATTAAGAGAAAAGTATCCCCAACAACAAAAGGAATATTAAATGACTTTGGTAATTGACCGTAATATTGATCGTCTGTCGCAGGGCCGATTTGTTGACTTGACAGACATTCTGGTAGAGATTCCACGTAATATTAGCATCATCGATGCATTGGGTATCTTCGAAGAAAACTATCTGCAAACTAGTAAGCTGGAAATCCAACGTAGCCAATATGCTAACCATCTGATCAAAGATAAGAACTGGGATGCTAAACCTGATACCCTGGTTGGTCGTCCTGTTCGTGGCTTCATTCAAGCTAAGGTTCCTAACTTCCAACTGTTGGACGCTATCAAGCCTTCGGACATTGACGGCATTCAGAAAGTAGAAAGCCTGTCGGATGCTGTCATGCTGCAAGAAGTGGCTGACGTTCGTACTGAGAAGCTGTTTGCAATTAACAATGCTTTCGACCTGACCGCTGACGTTGCTAAAATGCAATTGCTGACTCGTGGTACTGTCTATGCTCCTGCTGGCACTCTGGCTACCTCGTATGGCGATACCATTGACTTCTACCAAGAGATGGGTGTTACTCGTCAGACTGTAAACTTGGCTCTGTCTGGTGCAAACGATCCACGTCCTAGCGTTTCTGGTCTGATCCGTCAAATGCGTGTTGCTCTGCGTAATAGCGCATCGAATGGTAACTACCGTCAACTGGTTGTACTGTGTGGCTCTGACTTCTTCGATGCTGTACTCACCAACCCGTTCGTAACTGATGCTATCAAATACTTCCAACAAGATCTGAACCGTCTGCTGGTAGGTGTTCCAGAAACTGCACCAGGCTTTGATGCTAACTTCCGTTCCGTCACTGTGTGGGGCGTCACATTCATCGACGCTGGTACTGGTGGTTATGATGGTCCAGATGGTGTATTCGTTCCTTGGATTGCTGCTGGCGAAGCAATTGCTCTGCCTACTGGTGTTCGTGGTATGTTTAAAACCCACTATGCTCCACCTAAGACTTTCAGCACTATCAACTCCCGTTATGTAGGTCGTTACTACTTCGAGAAGCTGAGTGAAGAAGATGATCTGATCAACATGAAAGCTGAACAGAACTTTATCAACGTCCTCACCTATCCAGGCGCTGTGTTCACTATCACCAAGTCCTAATTAGGCATACCCCTAGGGCTGGCGGAAGCTAGCCCTTTGTTGTTTCAGGAGGACGTATCCCTCCTTCGGAGGAAGTAGTATGACAGACGAAGAAAAGATTTCCCTCCTAGCCCTTATGATTGGTGATATTGTTGGTGGTCCATACTATCCAATGTTTACGGAAGAACAATATGCGCAATTCCTTAAAGCTGGCGGTGGCAATGTAAACCGAGCTGTGGTTATTGCTGCTATGTCTGCTGGATTCTTTGTGAGTGGTAATAGCTCTCGTGAAGTGATTGGTGAACTGTCTATCTCTGGTAGTACGTCATCTGATTATATCAAGCTCCTTGATTATCTTATTAAGACAGCAGGAAGTGTTCCACCAGCAGGACTTATGCCTTGGTTTGCTGGAGCAGACAGCTGTGAGAAGAATAAGCTTCTTGAATTCTCACGTTGTGATAAGCCATCAAGATTTCCAAGGTTTGGAAGTACTTTAGCAGGAGCTGGATCTTGTAGTGGTGGATGCTAATGGCTAACACATATGATAGATTAAGAGCTATGACAATCAGGCGTCTAGGGATTGGACGCGGAGGGCTTGGAGCTGCTGCAATTCTCACAAGGAAGGTTGCGGGAGTATTTAATCCTAAGACTGGTAAAGTGGAGGGTGGAAGTACAGAGACATATAATGGAAGTGCTGTAAGGATACAGTATAAGAACTGGGCATATAAAGATACATCAATCCTAAAGGATGATTTTCAACTGTATTTGTCACCTGTTTTGCAAGATAACAGTACAGCAATGGTAACGCCCATCAAAGACGATATCATCGTTTTCTTAGGTGTAAACTACAAGGTAATAGACATTTATCCTTGGAATAATGCTGGCATTGATTGTGGTTGGAAACTTCAGATGAGAAAGGGCTAAGGGATGAGTGATTTCCTAGACACTATCAATAGATGGACTGAAGAGACTGAGCAAAGTATTGATGATGTATTGCAGAACGTAGTGCTTATGGTGGGAAAGAGTGTTGTCACTTTATCTCCAGTTAAGACAGGCTTATTCAAAGGGAATTGGCAGCTTACAATTGATGGATCAGCAAACTCTAGTTTGATTAGACGTGATCCAGAAGGCAATAGTACATTAGCAGATATTGCAGCTAAGGCTAATACATTTACAGCAGGACAAGTGGCTTACATTCAGAATATGGTGACATACGGATATGATCTTGAGTACGGATATAGTAATCAAGCACCTGAAGGTATTGTGAGAGTGACAGCCCTTAAGTTTGCACAAATAGTAGAAGATGCTGTACGTCTTCACAAGAATAATTAAAGGAGAAGGAGATGAGCCATGCACGAATAAGGAACATCTTCAATTATGAAATGAGTCTGTTTGCTGAGGCTAATAGTCTTAGGGTCTCATTTGATAATGTTAATTTCACTCCAAATGTTGATGAAACATACATACAATGTCACCTCATTCCAGCAGACACACAAACACGTACACTTGGTGGTGATCACAAAGAGTATATTGGTTTGTATCAAATGAAAGTTATTACAGCTTCAGGTGATGGTTCTGGCAATGCTGATGATATTGTAGAAAAGCTACAAACTAAGTTTCCAGTATATGCTTTGTTTAAAGAAGACGATCCGTCAGTATTTAGTGTACAAGTGCTATCTCCTATTCATTCTCCAGAAGGTAAAGATCAATCTGGGAGCTGGGTGGTGCCTTGTTCATTTGAATACAGAGCGGATACTATCTAAAGATATTAATTAAGCAAGATATACTTTTGACAAGAATTTAAATTAATTAGAAAGAGGATATAAATATGGCTTTTCGCCTTCCGAACGGCAGCTCGTTCGATTTTGAAGCAACATCGAGTGATCCAATCACTGTAACTGCAATTAGTAATGCTGCTGAAGCCGTTGTTAGCGCTGCTGACCATGACTTCGTCGCAGGGGATATTGTTGTTCTTACCTCGGGTTGGGTTAAACTTACAGACCGTACTTTCCGAATTAAATCTGTTGTTGCTGATGTAAGTTTTGTACTCGAGAAGGTTGACACTACTGACCTTACTCTTTACCCTTCTGGCAGCTCTGCTGGTACTGTACGTAAGATCCTGACCTGGGTTAATATCCCACAGATTACAGAAGTAGCTTCCAGCGGCGGTGAAACTCAGTATTACACCTTTGGTTTTCTCGCAGAACAAGATGACCGCCAACTACCAACCACTCGTAGCCCATCTACCCTTACTCTGACAATCGCAGACGATCCAGCTCAGCCTTTTGTTGCAGTTGTAGAAAAAGCAGATGAGACCCGTGAACCTCGTGTACAGCGTCTTAACTTGGTCAACGGTGACCTAATTTTTTACTACTCCATTGCCTCCATGTCGCCTACTCCAAGTCTTACTAGGAATGCTCTGATGACCAGAACCCTGGCCTTGGCTCAACAAGGAAGAATCACACGCTACGGCAAATTTACTGTTTGATTCTTTGAAATAGTGTGCTATGATACCTCTTCATATTCTAAATGGAGAGGTATTTATGCTTACAAATTACAGCCACAGAAAGACTATTTATGGGTTTGGTATCAATGATGCTGACTACTTTGTAGCTACACCAGGGCCAACTAGGAACTCTAGTGTACTCTGCCCATACTACAAAAGATGGCACAATATGATGTATCGAGTATTCAATAATAAAAGTACAGGAGCTTGTGCTTCCTATATTGATACAACAGTAGATAATAGCTTTAAATACTTTATGGATTTTCGTAGGTGGTCCGAGCAGCAAGGGTTCAGTCCTGAAAATCGCCACTTGATTGATTTGGATAAAGATATTCTATTCCCTGGAAACAACGAGTACTCTTCTGACAAATGTGCATTCGTAATTCAGAAGATCAACAAGGTAATCTCTACATCATATGGTACTCGTGGAGAACTTCCTATTGGTGTTAGGTTTGAGGCTAGGTCTAATAAGTACACAGCTAAACTTCAAATCAACGGAAAGTCTAAGTATCTTGGTACATATTTAACACCAGAACAAGCCCATAAAGCTTGGCAATTAGCTAAAGCTGATTATATGGAAGATTCTATTGCTAATTACGAACAAGAGTCAGAAAGTATTGGACTTGTTTATCGTCCCGATGTAGTAGAAGCAATTCTAAAACGATCTACACTTCTCAGAGATGCTGCTGAAAGTGGAAAGATCATTAATAGTTTATAAGGAGAAGCCACATGGCTAAGAAATTTGTAATCGCTGTAGCCCCCACATTTAAATCTAAAGTAAGTATTCCTCGTGTGGGTGCTGATCCTTTGGAAGTAGAATTTGTATTCAAAGCTAAGTCTCGTAAAGAACTGGCTACTCTTTTCTCCAAGTGGGGTAAAGAGTTTGAGGAACTGCGAGAATCTGGCTCAGACTTTACCCTTGAAGATTGGGCTGAAGCTGAGATTGCTTTACAAGTGGGACAAGTGAAAGATATTGTTATTGGCTGGAACTTTGACGATGAATTTAATGATGAGAATATTGAAGCTCTTGTAAACAGCTCTATCTCTGTCACTGAAGCTATCACTAATGCTTACAACGCTGCCTATGTGAGCGCACGCCAGGGAAACTAATTGGCACTGCTCATGCCCTGTATGAGAAAGATGTTGATGAACACCAAGCAGCATTGTTTGGTATGAAGCTAGATGAAATCCCGCCTGAGATAATTGAAGTGTGGGATATTAACTGGCCTTCTTTCTCTGTCTTCCACGCCATGAATACACAATGGCGTACAAGCGGTATGGGTGGTGCTATTGGATTAGACTACACAGCTATCCCTCCTGTAGCTAAAATGCTTGGATATAAGAAAAAACAAATACAAGACATGTTCCCTGACATTCAAGTGATGGAGAACGAAGCTCTTATCACAATGGGGGAGAATAAGACAGATGCCAACAATAGCTGAACTTGAGATAAGGGTAGATAGTACTCCTCTTGAGAGAGGAACTAAAGCCCTAAATGATTTTGCACAAGCTAGTGAGAAAGCAGCCTCTGCTAATGAAAAGAAGAAGTCTTCTGACGATAAGCTAGCTTCCTCATCTAAGCAAGTGGCCGATACGGCTGAGAGTGCTGCTAAGTCTACAGAGAAGCAAAGTAGAGAGCTTGAAACTCTTCTTGGTAAGATTGACCCAATCACTAAAAAGCTGAATGACCTCGCTAAACAAGAAGCCGCTCTGTTTGCTAACAAAGGTAATATTAGTACAGCAGCCTTTGATGCCTACAATGCTAAACTACAAGAGTCTGTAGACAAGCTATCTGGAGTTGGTGCTGCTCAGAGACAAGCATCCGCTGGAACAGAAGGTGTACCAGAAAGACTTAAAGTCGTTGCTCAAGCTGCATTTGACGCTGCTACAGCACAAGAAAGGCTCACAACTGCTACAAAGGGTGCTAGTGAGGCTGAACAAGGGATCGTTAGTTCTGGTGCTGTATCTGCCGCTAATAGTCGTGCTGATGCTGCCCTAAAAGAGTATGAAGCTAAGAGACAGCTTGCACAAGGGACAAAAGGTGCGGCTGATGCTGAACGAGGGCAAGTATCTGCTCTAAGTGATCTTCTTGCTAAGATTGATCCATCCATCACTAAGCTCAATGAGCTTGATCGTCTTCAGAAAGAATTAGCTAAACAGAAAAGTTCTGGCGCCATCGGTGGCGAAGACTTTGAGAAATATAATGGCATTCTAGAAAGAAGCCGTACAAGTCAGATCCGCTATAATGATGCTCTTCAGAC